ACCGTCATCCCCGGTTCAAAGCTCTGCTGAACAATTGCGATCTTTTCCTGTGTGGTACGCCGTCTGCGTTTCTCCGGTCCTAAGACATCAATCATCTGCTCTCCAATGACTAGTCTAAAAACTAGTATTAAGACTATCACTTATTTAAGTGATATTGGTTGTCTGGAGATTCAGGGGGCCAGTCTAATCTCCATCACCACCATAACTGGAGCAGGCATAAACGACATGTGCTCCAGATATACGCTGTATTGACATTTCCTCGCCACAAACAGAGCATTCAGGTACTGGCTTAGGTGAATAACGTTCCCGTAGCGCCTGATAATCAATCTTGCTCACTGGTTGCCCTCCTTCATAAAAATAATCCAGTGGGTCTTGTCACCCTTTCCTGTTCGTTGACCGATAACAGGCTTTCTGTCGGTCAGTACCAATATTTGGCGAACAGGTATTTGCGTTTCATTCCATTTAAAAATCAGAACGCCGTATGGACGCAACACACGAAAGGCTTCTTTAAATCCCTGCCGCAAATCATCACGCCAGGTGTCTTTATTCAGCCGTCCATATTTCTTTCCCATCCAGGCGTTATCACCGACACGCTCAAGATGCGGAGGGTCGAATACAACCATCGAAAAAGATGCGTCTGCAAATGGTAGTGCACGAAAATCAGCTATCAGGTCAGGACTGATAATCAGGCGCCGTCCATCACACAATGTGTGCTCTTCCTTTCTGATATCGCTAAATATCGCCCGGTCGTCCTTCTTATCGAACCAGAACATGCGACTGCCACAGCACATGTCGAGGATTGCTGCATGTCCAGTCACTGGTTGCCTCCTTTGCGAATCTGTTCCGCCCATTCTTCAAGGGATTTCTCCGCATATTCACCAGACAGGCCATCAATCGGATGCGGTTCATTAGCCAACTCTTCTTTCGCTGACAGAATCATGCGTGTAACGTCGAAAACTTCAGCCAAAGGCTTATTGATAAATCCGTGATTGAAAGCAGCAGCAAGACGGCTTGCGGTATAGTTAATACCCTCGTTGCGAGCCTCAGCACGTACTTCATCGAATTTACGCACCAGATACTCAGCATTTGTTTCATTCACTTTCAGATCTCGCGGTACACATTTCCCGCGAAGAAACCCTTCCATTTCGAAAACATTCATGCGCATGTGCGTAACTCCGATAACTCGTTAAAGCGCTCCATAAACATCCCGTAGGCATGGCTCGGAGCCAGAGGAATAACTTTGAACATTTCTGTTGCCGGGATACCTTCCAGTACTGGCCAGAAAGAGCCATCATCAAGCCCGAGATCGCGGCGTTCGGTTGCCAGCATGATGAGATCGGCATATTTCACAGGCGTGCTCATAACCGGGGGTAACCCGTATTTCTCACGGATTACGGCGTCTATTTTTTCTTCCATCCGTTTATAGTCAGGAAGAAGGCGTTTCAGTGGAGCGGGAATATCCTGGCAATACGCTTCTGTTGCATCATGCATTAACGCTTCAAAAGCAAATTCCTGCGGCACCAGCTGGCTGCAAAGCACCGCATGCTGGGCGACACTGTAGAAGTGTGAAAGATGTCCTGCAAAGCGACAGATATTTGAAAGGGAAACCGCGATATCGTTAATCACGATGTCGTCTTTATTTATCTTGTCATAATAAAAATGCTTCCCGGAAAAAGTTTTAATAAATGACATTTTGTTCTCCACTTTATATGCGCTGCACCGCGCTGAATTCGGGTAAAAGGAATCCCGCACCATCCGGCGATTATTGAGTTAATTACGTTTCCATAAATGCCCCCGCAGGGGCATTTGCAGTAATGAAATCAGGCGGTGAAAGTACCAATAAAGGTTTCTACTTTGCTGTCTTTGAATTTCTCAACAAGCAGATCACGAAATTCGTTAGCCATTTCTTCCTGCACTGCTTCCAGCTGAATAATGCGCAGAACCAGTACAGGACGATCGCCAGTGATAATGCTGAGGCGTAATTTAAACGGACGTTCTTTCAGGCCTTCAACCGGAACGCATTTAAATTCAAATGCCACTGGCATAATGTCTTTGGTCTTCGCTTCGACAGATTCCATCAGGGAGCGTTTGCCGCTGAAGTCATTATCTTCAAAATCAGCGGTCTGGTTTGCTTCAATCGTGATTTTACGGACTGCCGCAGCCGCTTTGGTTGCCTGAATGGTGTCACCATTAGCATCAAAGCCCACAAGGTAGTCGGCCCAGTCTTCAATCCATTCTGCCAGTGACTTCTGGGAGTTACGCTCGCCATTAACAGACAACAGAGCAGAAAACGGTGCTGTCTTTTTCAGTTTGAGAGTGGCGGTGTTATCTGCGTGACCTGGTTCATCAATAGTACCCAGGTTAAGCACACTGACGGCTCGCATATTATCGGCATCGATAAAGCAGCGGGTGCCTTCATCTGCAAGATCTTTAGAATAACGGGTAAAGTCATCGATGCAGGCAGTGGAAAGCGCACCACGGAAACGGAAGCGATTTAAATTAAATTTTTCCAGATCATGAATGCGGAAATTCTCAGGCAATGCCACAGCATCGGCACCAATCTTACTGATAATTTCATTAACACCCTGAGCAGAAATAAGGGCATGGATTTGATTAATTGCGGTTGCGTCTAAGTTCTGAGACATAATAAGTCCTCACTATATTAAGATATTCAGTGATGAGATAAATAATCAGTTAATTAAGAACGATATTAATGACCTGCTGCGCGGAGTTTTCCGTCAGGTTCACCGGCAAGAGTCAGTAATTGTCCCTGGTCTTCCTGCAGAATAGTCAGGCGACCACCGCGATTGACATACATCGGCGTTTCGGTGGTGTCTTCTTCGGAAATTTTCCCGCGGTTAGTTGGGCGAACATATGAGAGTTTGTGTTTGATTTTCACACGGTTCTCATCAAATGGTTCGATTTCCAGGTTGAGCGAGACCTTACCTTTGGTTTTCGTGTTCATCACACCGGAAGCGACTTCACTGAGAACTGCGCCGGTTTTGGTTTCAAATACGCCGCCGTCCAGCTCCCCGATAAATGCCTGCACATCAGTACTGCGTTCGCTAGCCATTTTGCTGCTCCTCATCATATCGACCCTGCAAGGTCGGTTAGTTTCTCCACAAAACAGAGAAGAACACCTGCGGTGGCAGCCGCCCGGATGGATTGGGTTATGAGCCCGTCGTCCGGTGATGCTCTTCTCTGTTTTGTAAAAAGAGCGGTACCAGCCGGAAGCAAGGGTACAAACTGGTACCGCCAGGACTACACACAGCATAAAGTTGTGGTGCCGGGTGCCTCCCGGTGCCTGGCGAAGGTTGCACACCAGACGGGTGGGTATCCACAGAAGGTCGACTGTCAGCCTCAACCTTAACCCGCGTGCGCTGAGCCGCATTCACCACAACGCTAAGGATTCTCTCTGGTTGAAAATACTTAGCTGTTATGTGCCTGTCTTTTCACCACTTCAGGCTCGGTGGTATCTTGGTGTTTTCATATAGCCAAGAAGGAAATAGTTATGACCAAAGAAGAAAAAATTCTTTATTTATTCCAACTATCGGTTAAGACTCACACTGCATATCAGACTGCTGCCATGACATCAGATAAAAATTACAGTACGTCAGAAAACCCGATAGACGACATAAGCAAGCTTTACGATAAGTTCGAAGCACTACTCGATAAAAAGTTTGCTGAGGCTGGGCTTGAGTGATTGTTGAATAATCGACAAAACCCAACTTAAATTTTCGTCAGTGGGCTCGATGCCATGTGTGGTGAGCTCACTTTTCAAAACTCCAAGCAATTCAGAGCTGATTTTCAATATATCTGCTTGATTTCTAACTATTCCCACTTTTTCCTCCCTTGGTCTACGCGCGGTCATGTTTTACGCCCAAACGACTTCACCACTATTGTTTAAAATCTGGACTTTCATTTTGTTCTTTAACCTCCAGATTTCCGCGCATCTAAAGGCGCATTCTCATTTGGTGTGAAATGAATAGTTGTGCTGATATTGATTAATGCCCCGACACACAAGACTACGCACTCAGAGCAGATAGCAACTTCATCTTTTCCGCCTTTGGCGATGATTTTTTTTGCCTGCAGCTCGTTTGCGCCACAAAACGAGCATGTGAAATAACGGTTCATTTGCGCTCTCTTACACATAGTATTTAACGAATCATCCGGTCATTCATACGCCACCGGCGGCTACTTCGTGGGCGTCCTGCCTGTTCGTTACTGCAACATCTTTAAGTTGTAATCTAGTTGTTGTTTTGGTTGTTATCAACAACTTTATGTGGTTTTGACGGATGTGAAATGGGGGCTAGGGTTATCAAAAAAGGAGGTTGTATGGACGATGCGCTTTTAATTACACAATGGACACTTTCCTTCCGTGATTGGAAACTCTCAAATCACGGGAGGAAGATTGAAAAGGCGGGTAATAATGGTAACTAAATTTCTGAAGGAGTGTTTTTTGATGCATTACCAAGTGCGCGATGACCAGAATACTCTACCTATAACGTGAATTCTGGAACGCCTATCTTCGAAGGTGAGTATTTCATCTGGATACTCATCTTTATTGAAACTTCTTAGAATCAGACCACCGTCAGGTAAATTGATCAATATTTTAACTCTAAGTAATACGCCATCACGTATAGCATAAAGATCCCCATCACGAATAGGAACTGTTTGGGAAACATCAACAGCAACAAAATCTCCATTGTTAAGTACAGGTAGTAAACTATTACCCCAAATTTTTACGATCTTTGCATTGGAGACACATACACCAGCTTTCCTTAAATCAATCCTTCTTAGCGGGAACCAGTCTACAGTTGATTCAACTATTTCAGCCAAACATCCATTACCCGCTGATAACTCGACATCTAGGACAGGAATGTTTGCAAAAATGTCAGGATCTAATGTTGTACTTTCAGCCTCCTTTACAACAAGGTTTGGGAAAGACGCGTTATCCTCAATGCCCAATTGCAACCACTTTTGAGAAACCCCTAACACTTTAGCAATCTCTTTAATTTTCCGAGGCTGTTGAGTTTCTCCATTCTCGATTTTCGCTACGGATTGTTGTGAAAGTCCAATTTTTTCAGCTAGTTGCGCCTGACTCATTCCTGCTTTTTCTCTTTCGCTTTTTAGTCTTTCTGCCAATGTTTTCACAACATATCCCCCTCGTTTTTATTGAGGTTACAACTTTATGTTTTAGCTTTCCAACATCTAAAAGTTGTGATAAAAGTTGTTGTAGTTGTATAATCGAAGTTATCAACAACTTTACTACTTACAGATAGGAGAAAGCTATGACACCTGAGCAATTAGCCTTATCAGAGGCAATCGCTCTGGCTGGTGGTCAATCAGAATTGGCTCGGAAGCTCACAGCCAGCAGTGGTCGTTTAGTAAAGCAACAACATGTCTGGAACTGGTTGAACAGAGAAAAGCGTCCCCCTGCAAAGCTCTCGATATTCATTGAAATGACCACTGGCGTATCAAAAGAAAAATTACGTCCAGATATTTTTCAAAAGATTAAAGACTTATCAGATGGAAAGTAACCACAGTTTTAAGGAGATAGCCGTGGGTAAGCATCACTGGAAAGTAGAAAAACAGCCTGAGTGGTACGTGAAAGCTGTCAGAAAAACTATCGCGGCGTTGCCGGGTGGTTACGCTGAAGCAGCTGAGTGGCTGGATGTAACAGAGAACGCTTTATTCAATCGCCTTCGTGCCGATGGCGATCAGATTTTCCCGCTGGGATGGGCAATGATTTTACAACGTGCTGGTGGAACTCACTTCATTGCTGACGCTGTGGCGCAGTCTGCAAATGGCGTCTTTGTGTCTCTTCCTGACGTCGAGGATGTGGACAACGCCGATATTAACCAGCGTCTGCTGGAAGTCATTGAACAGATCGGCAGTTATTCCAGACAGATTCGTTCAGCAATCGAAGACGGTGTAGTGGAACCGCATGAGAAGACAGCAATTAACGACGAACTGTATCTCTCAATTTCGAAGCTCCAGGAGCATGCAGCACTGGTCTACAAAATCTTCTGCGCTCCAGAAAAGAGTAACGCCCGCGAGTGTGCAGCTCCGGGCGTCGTGGCGTCGATTGCTTCTGGTTGTGGAGAAACTAACGCATGAACAGTTTAACAACACACTACCGTCGCTCGCAACTGATTGCGCTTCCTGTACCGGGTGGAAAAGCGAAGGTGGAGTATTGCTATGCAGTGAATGTACCAGGTGACAGGGAAATTGTAACCCACAGCTTTGCAGAGTGGGCTGTGGGTGATTTCAACCGGCAGAAGGAGACAGTCCTTTGCGACAAGTTAACCGCTGGTTCAAAGATCACTACGGAGTGCCCGTCAGAGTCATTCGTTGGGAGCCGGAAACACAACGGGTTATCTACCTCCGTGAAGGCTATGAACATGAATGCTTCAGTCCGCTCGAACAGTTTCGTCGTAAATTCAGGGAAATAGAGGTCGGTCATGAGCCTGTTAATGACATCCCAGCCCATTGTGATAAATCGTGATCTTGCATGCCGTATTGGTCTGAATGAGGCAATTGTGTTGCAGCAGCTTCATTACTGGCTGAATGAAACGAATTCAGGCACTGAGCATGGCGGAATTCGCTGGGTTTATAACACGACAGAACAGTGGCTGGAGCAGTTTCCGTTCTGGTCAGAGTCCACTCTGAAACGCACATTTGCAAGCCTGAAATCACTTGGGGTTTTGCGTCGCGAGCAACTCAATAAATCGAAGCGTGACATGACCAACTTCTACACGATCAACTATGAAAGTGAGCTTTTAGAAGAGGTCAAAGTGAACGAATCCATCAGGTCAAAATGCACTTCTCCATCGGGTCAAAGTGACCTGATGGATGGGCGCAAAATGATACGATCCATTGGTTCAAAACGACACGCTGTCATCGGGTCAAAATGGCCCAATGATCTTACAGAGAATACAACAGAGATTACTACAGAGAATAAAACCTCTTCTCGTCCGGACGCTTCGCAACCGGACACGCAAACGGCTGAACAGGAGTTTTTAACTCGCCATCCTGATGCGGTTGTATTCAGCCCTAAAAAGCGCCAGTGGGGAACGCAGGATGATTTGACCTGCGCACAGTGGCTCTGGAAAAAAATCATCGCCCTGTACGAGCAGGCCGCCGAATGTGACGGCGAGGTGGTTCGTCCCAAAGAACCGAACTGGACAGCATGGGCAAACGAAATTCGCCTGATGTGTGTGCAGGATGGTCGTACTCACAAACAAATCTGCGAGATGTACAGCCGCGTCAGCCGCGATCCGTTCTGGTGCCGTAACGTGCTCAGCCCGTCGAAGTTGCGGGAAAAATGGGATGAGCTTTCCCTGCGCTTATCGCCGTCCGTCAGCACGCACACAGAAAAACGTGAAGACCCGTACTTCAAAGCCAGTTACGACAACGTGGACTACAGCCAGATCCCGGCAGGATTCAGGGGGTGATCATGAGTCTGTTAAATGACGTTCAGAAATTCATTGAAGCCCATCCGGGTTGTACTTCCGGAGACATTGCGGATGCTTTTTACGTGGGGGCTTAATGAGTAATAAATATTGCCAGGAGCTGGTGGAACTGCGGAACAAACCAGCCCATGAACTGAAGGAAGTGGGTGATCAGTGGCGCACGCCGGACAACATTTTCTGGGGAATTAACACCCTGTTTGGCCCGTTTGTTCTGGATCTGTTCACTGACGGTGATAACGCCAAATGTGCCGCGTATTACACGGCGGAAGACAACGCGCTGGCGCATGACTGGTCAGAACGCCTTGCGGAGCTTAAAGGTGCTGCCTTTGGTAATCCTCCATACAGCCGCGCCAGTCAGCATGAGGGGCAATACATCACCGGCATGCGTTACATCATGAAACATGCCAGTGCCATGCGTGATAAGGGCGGGCGCTATGTTTTCCTGATCAAAGCTGCCACCAGCGAAGTGTGGTGGCCGGAAGATGCAGATCATATTGCTTTTATTCGCGGGCGTATTGGTTTTGAACTGCCTGTATGGTTTATCCCGAAAGACGAGAAGCAGGTACCGACAGGAGCTTTTTTCGCTGGTGCTATTGCTGTTTTTGACAAGACCTGGAAGGGACCGGCAATCAGCTACATCGGGCGCGATGAACTTGAGGCATGTGGTGAGGCGTTTCTGGCGCAGGTTCGCCAGCAGGCGGAAAAACTGGTCAGGGAGATGGTGGCATGACGACGTTAACTCAATGCCAGCAGCAGGTGCTGGATATGCTGATTTCTTATCAGAAAGAACGTGGCTTCCCGCCAACCAATCAGGAGGTGGCAACCATGCTGGGATACCGTTCAGTGAATGCAGCGGTGGAGCATCTTCGCGCACTGGAGAAAAAAGGCTTCATCACGATAAAGCGTGGCGTGGCCCGGGGGATAACGCTTCATACCGCGGTGAAGGACGACGACAGCGAGGCGGTCGGGATTATCCGCTCACTGCTTGCCGGTGAGGAAAACGCAAGGCTGCGTGCAACCCACTGGTTACATGAGAGGGGCCTGAAAGCATGAAGCTGATCCTGCCTTTTCCGCCCAGCGTGAACACGTACTGGCGACACCCCAACAAAGGGGCGTTTGCAGGTAAGAGCCTGATAAGCGCGGCGGGGCGAAAATTCCAGAGCGCGGCGTGTGCAGCAATAGTTGAGCAGTTACGTCGTCTGCCGAAACCAACGTCGGCACCTGCTTCAGTGGAGATCGTGTTGTTTCCTCCGGATAACCGGATCCGCGATCTGGACAACTATAACAAGGCGCTGTTTGACGCCCTGACCCACGCGGGTGTGTGGGAAGACGACAGTCAGGTGAAAAGAATGCTGGTGGAGTGGGGACCGGTTATCCCGGAAGGGAAGGTCGAGATCACTATCAGTAAGTACGAGAAAACGGCGGGTGCAGCCGCCTGATCAAGAGGAGAAACGAAGTATGAATAATCTGATGGTCATTGATGGTATTGAAGTTCGTCGTGATGCTTATGGGCGTTACAGCCTGAACGATCTGCATCGGGCTGCTGTTGCATCTGGTGCAAATGCCAGAACTAAGGAGCCGGGAAAGTTTCTTTCCAGCCAACAGATTACTGAGCTGGTTCAGGAATTGATCGATACCCAAAATTTGGGTGTCGGTTCATTCAATGAAACTACCCAAAATTTGGGTAGTAAACCAGTAAGTAAAATAGAAGGGCGGAATGGAGGAACGTATGTCTGCAAGGAACTGGTGTATGCCTATGCAATGTGGATCAGCCCGTCATTCCATCTGAAGGTGATCCGTACTTTCGATATGGTAACCAGCACACCGGAAAAATTATCCGGGCAGGCTGCTGACAAGATGCAGGCTGGCGTGATCCTGCTGGACTTTATGCGCCGGGAATTAAACCTGTCTAACTCATCAGTGCTTGGAGCCTGTCAGAAGCTTCAGGAGGCTGTTGGCTTACCGAATCTGGCACCGCGCTATGCCATTGATGCTCCTGCTGACGCGCCTGATGGCTCAAGTCGCCCCACGCTGTCGCTGAGTGCACTGCTGAAACAGTATGGTATCCGCCTGACGGCTAATCAGGCATATCACCAGATGGTGAAGCTGGGGATCGTTGAACAACGCGAACGATACAGCCGTACCGCGATTAACAACATCAAAAAATTCTGGTCGCTGACGGCGAAAGGCTGCATGTTCGGCAAGAACATCACCAGTCCTGCAAATCCGCGCGAGACGCAGCCGCATTTCTTCGAATCCCGATTCCCTGAGCTGTTAAAGCTGCTCGATACCGTTCATTGAGGTGACCGTGAGAGCACTACTGACCCCTGAAATTGCCCCGCGTATGGGGATCGTATTGTTCAGGCCAGGTTCAGAGCTGATGCCCCTGTTTATGCAGGGCGTGTCCTGCTGGAGCCTGAGCCGGAACGTTATTCATCTTTCGCCAGTGGTGCCGTTCCGGCGGCATCACAACCGCTGGCGGATGATCCTGCCGTTCGGGCCGTGTTCCGCAATGAGGCAGTGATCCGTCGTGCTGGTGGCGTGGAATGTCTTGAAAGCTGGTTACTTCGTGAAAAAGGCTGTCAGTGGCCTCATTCCGACTGGCACAGCGAGAACATGACCACAATGCGACACGCGCCGGGCGCAATCCGTCTGTGCTGGCACTGCGATAACCAGCTGCGCGATCAGTTCACGGAACGGCTGGAATCAATGGCAACGGATAACTGTGCCCGCTGGGTGTTGTCTGTCGTGCGTCGGGATCTCGGTTTTGATGACAGTCACGTTGTGACAATGCCGGAACTGTGCTGGTGGCTGATTCGTAATGATCTGGCGGATGCCTTACCGGAAAGTGCAGCCCGTAAGGCACTGAGATTACCGAAGCCTGTTGTGCCGTCTGTCACCCGGGAAAGTGACCTTGTGCCTTCGGTTCCTGCCACCAGCATCATCCAGGATAAAGCGAAAAAGGTGCTGGCGCTGAAAGTGGATCCGGAGTCGCCGGAGTCTTTTATGTTACGCCCAAAACGTCGCCGCTGGGTTAATGAAAAGTACACGCGATGGGTTAAGACGCAGCCGTGCGCATGTTGTGGAAAACCTGCTGATGATCCCCACCACCTGATAGGTCACGGTCAGGGTGGAATGGCTACAAAAGCGCATGACCTCTTTGTGTTGCCTTTGTGCAGAAAGCATCACGACGAGCTGCATGCGGATACCGTGGCATTTGAAGAGAAGTATGGCTCCCAGCTGGAGCTGATATTTCGTTTTATCGATCGTGCACTGGCAATTGGCGTGCTGGCCTGATTTTGTGGAGAAAGTTGATGCGTGATATGTATGAAGTATTGGACCGCTGGGGTGCATGGGCTGCAGCAGATAACAGTGGTGTGGACTGGCAGCCTGTTGCTGCAGGGTTTAAAGGTTTACTACCTCATGGAAAGAAAACACGCCAACAATGCGATGATGATGAAGGAATCATGATTGACAGCTGTGTTGCGCGATTGCGGAAATATAAGCCCGAAGAGTATGAGTTGGTTATTGCTCATTTTGTTATCGGCATCTCACTAAGAACTATTGCAAAGAAGCAGAAGTGTTCTGATGGGACAATAAGAAAAGAGTTGCAAACAGCTCTTGGTTTTCTGGATGGTGTGCTTTCAATGTTGTAATATTAGGGGGAATTACCCCCCTTTTTTTCTCTGTTGCTTTAATAAAATTTTAATATTTTGTCTGATTATGATGAGGCAATGTAATAAAAGAAATACCGTTAGTATTGCAAGCCATACGCAAAATAAGCATGCATATAAATTAGTTGAAAGTCCAATAGTGAATTGTGCAATTGCTGTTGTGATAGAACATAATATTGATGTATTAATAAATGAGGATAAATTGTCTAAAGGTTTATAAAGTACACTATCATTGATTTTGTCAATAGGTATACCAGTGGCAATGCTATAAATTTCCTTATATTCCTGAGTTGCAAAAACCTTATCGCGTAAATTTATTATGACAAAGGTATGCAGGCTCAATAAAAATGAGCCCACGGAAATAAAACCGGAGAAGAGATAGCCTCGTAAGTTTTTATGATAAAACTCAAAAAAGTTAACACTTACTTTAGGTGTGTTTCTGTACAATAGGTAAAGTGCAAGCAATGCCAGGATCGAGAATGCAAGCAGTGTAAGGTACTGATACCTCAATCTTTTATTTATTAGCCATTCATATAAAGGCATTTTTATTCGTCCCGTTCAGCATTTCTTCTTTTATCATATCAAAAACAGGGTTTGTTGTATAATTATCGTTTGTCAATCCATTGACTTTATCGGCAATTATATCGAAATCGTATGTTTCAAAAAAAACAGGGCAGTTCATAAAATCAATGGTTTTTTCTATTCCTGCATGGTTTACTGCAATAACCTGTGCTTTAGCAACTCCACTCATAGAATTATAAATATTTGAAAGATTCTGAGATAGTTGTTGCACTTTTGTTCTGTCGCTAGAATTAAAATTCATATCTATTGTGGTGGTGTTAACAAATTGTTCAAGCGCAGTCATTGGTCCACCTTTAAAATCTATATAATTAAATTTAAAGCTTGTGCTTTTAATCTCTTTGAATTGACATAAAACACTCTGAATGTTGTTTTTATTTGTCATAAGGCTGAAAGTCAGTCTTTCTTTGTATTTTTTATTTATTGCAGTTACTTCTTTTTGTTTTGGTTTATCACCAAGTTTTTTATTTCTTCTTTATTTTGATTTCTGATAAATTCATTACTTATTGTTTCTAAATGAGAAAAGAGAGTGTTCAGACTGCATGAACCGTGGTGATACATATAGAGACCAGAAAGATTAGATTTTTTAATTAAGAAAAAGTTGAAATTAGCAAGTTTGTCACTTCCTTGAAGATCTTCAATTTTAAGCTGGAATTTACCATCAACAAATTGCGACTTACAGTTCTTTTTTTGGTTTCTGAATGTGACAACTAATCCATAATAGAAATCATTCACATCCGAAATGAGAATTTTACGAGTATAGTCTGTGCGACTGTGTTCTCTGTTTGATGCGTTGATAAAAGCATTCATTACGTCAACGGTATTAATATTTTTGTTATTGTTATTTATTGTAAATCCTATGCTTCTAACTTTCATGTGTATTCCAGGACCGACTAAAGATAGCGAGAATGGGGACGCATAGTTTATAAAAATCCTAACGCGTACGCAAAAAGTATTATATCGTGTTAAGAGTGGTTACTTCGCCACACAACTTAAACCCGCCGCTGAGCGGTTTTTTTGTACCTGTAAACCTTGTGCAGTACAGTAAACACGCTGGTGGTCGTGAATACTGGCTTTTTATCTTGCTGGCTTTTTAGACAAGAGTTATTGGTATGTCATGTTAACCGGAAAAAGGAAAGTTTGAGAAACGCGATCTGGCACAGGCGGTTATTAATGCTGCCTACCTGGTGGCCTGTGCAGATGGTGAATGTGAGGCTTCCTAGAAAGCGAAGATCGAACAGGTACTGCGTAATCAGCCTGCGCTGTCCGCGTTTACGTCAGAAATTAATGCGATTAGCGCAACCATTATCGGTCAGCTGGATACGAACTTTAAAATTGGTCGTCGTGCGGCGTTACGTGAGATCGAGGATGTGAAACACGATACGCGTGAAGCGGAAGATGTGCTGGATGTGGCGGTGGCCATTGCGGAGGCAGACGGCGAAAT